CGTGGCGGCCGTAGTGAGTGCGGCCATCAGGGCCTGTTGACCGCTGGCGGATGCCAGCGCCTGTTCGAGGGATTGCGCATCGAAACCCGCCGGCATACGCATGCGCGGCTTGGCCTGTTCGGGCAGCGCGGCTGGATGACGCGCGGCGGCGGTCACAGCGATCTGCTTGATGTGATCAGGCGCACCCGCAAGCAGGCGACTGACACCTGCGGCCCGTGCGCTCGCGTTCTGGTTGTCGGTTTCGTCGCCGAGGTCGGCCGTGGCATCGACAAGCGCGTCAGCGAAACCTTCGGCGACGGCCTGCTCGCCGGTGTAGTAGTGGTCCTGCCCATCGGACAGCAGCGCCAGCATGTCGGCGTTGGGCTTCGCGGTTTTGTTCGCGTAGGCACCGGCCATCGCCTGGGCGTAGGTATCGAGTACGTCGGCCATGACGCGCATGTCCTGCGCGTTGCCCTGCGCGACACCCCACGGCGCGTGGATCATTAGCAGCGAGGTGCCCGGCATCTGGATCTCGTCGCCGGCCATGGCAATCAGGCTGGCGCTGGACATGGCCACGCCGTCGACGGTGACCACCACGCGGGCGCTGTGCCGCTTGAGCGCGTTATAGATGGCGATACCATCGCTCACGCTGCCGCCGTAGCTATTGATGCGCACGTTGATCTGCGTGGTGTTGGCAGGCAGTGCTTGCAACTGCTGCACGACGCTCAGCGCGGTCACCGACTCACCCCACCAGCTGTCGCCGATATCCCCATACACCAGCAGCTCGGCCTCGGTGCTGTTGGCAATCGGGCGCAGCACCATCAGCGGGCGGATGGTGGGCACGTTGCCATCGGCGGCAGCGAAAGCAGACAGGCGAGCGTGCGGCGAGCAGGCCAACATCAGGCCAGCAATGGCAAGCGTGAGGGAATGTTTACGCATGGTTTGTGGCCTCGGGATTGGCGGCCTGTTCCGGCGTGTCGTCGGCCGGTGGCGGCTGCTTTTTGTAGGTGGGCTGCGCGGTGGGCGCGTCTTGCGTGACGATGCCGGCGGCCTTGAGGTCGGACTGCCATTTGCCTTGACTGCGGATGACGTCGGCCGGGTTGCGGCCCTGCCGCTGCACGATCTCGGCGCCGCTGATGTAGCAGCGGTCTTCCTGCATCTGCCAGCCGGTGACCTCTTTGATCGGATCAATCCACGGCATGACCGGCGGCATGTACACGGCATGGCTGAGCTGCGCGAAACTGACGCCTTTCCTCGGCTTGATCAGGCCGCCGGCAAGACACGCGGCGACAAAGCGGCGATACACCTCGCTGGTGCACTGATCAATGAATGCCTGACGGAGTACGCCATAGGCAGCGTCTTGCTCAACCAGCTCCTGCCGCTGCGCGCTATACGTGCCGTTGTAGTTTTTGCTGGCGCTGCTGTTGCTCACGTCGGTGCCGCATGCCACCGCGCGAATCTGACCATCGCGCCAGGTCACCGCGTTCGGATTCGGACGGTTGCTGTCGATGGTTTCGACCGACTCGCCCGGCAGCAGATCGTCAAAGATCATGCCCGGGGCAAAGTTCATGCTGCGCGGCTGGCCCGCTTTTTCTGGCTCGTAGCTCTGCGCGTCACCTTTCTTGATGACGGCGGCCATGCTCGCGGCGATACGCGCGGCGATGCGCTCGCTTTCCTCGTAGTCTTTCAGGTCATCAAGGCGAGCCAGCACGCTGGCGAACATGCTGACGCCACGGCGCTGGCCGATGCGATCCACCAGCTTGATGTGGCCGACGCGATCGCTAGCCAGACGCTTGAGCGTGGGCATGACCACGAACGGATCGCCAGGATGCTGCTTGTAAAACCAGTAGCCCTGCGGCTTTCCCCATGCATCAATTTCGATGCCCTGACTAATGTTTTGCAGCGGATCGTTGTAGTCGATCGGCAACAGGTCCGGCTCCAGCAGCTCCAGCGAAAACGGCACGCTGGTGCCATGACTGAGCTTGGGCACCGAGCCCTCAAGGTATTGCCATAGGGCCTCACCATCGCGAAACCACGTGCGCGCGATCAGCTGCTCGGCACGGGCGCGGTTAAGCTCGCCGGTGACTTCCGGCTGCAGGCTGTGCTGCTGCCACAGCTCATCAAGCTGCTTGGCTAGATCCGCCAGCACGTTGCCCTCGGCATCGCGCGGCTGCGGCTGCACGCCGATGCCGGTGGGGCCGACGACGTTGCGTACCAGCGTGTTGAGGATGCCGCGGCTCAGATCGTGGTTGCGATCGAGGTTGCGTGTCATGTTGCGCAGCTCGCGGTGCGCGAGGCCGGCGACGTTGTTACCGCTGCCGAAATCGCGCTGCCGCTTGCGCAGGCGCGAGTGGTTCACCGCGTCGTAGGCGTTGCCATACGCCTGAGCGCGAAGACGGTTGTGCGCGCGATTCGCCGCCCACGACGGTGACAGCGCGAAAATAGCGCGCTCGATGAGGGCGGGTTTCTTCGCCCCGCTCATCAGCAGCGCCACGGGTAATCGCCCTCGCCGCCCTCGGGCGCCATGGACATGCCGGAAAGGTTGGCCAGCGAGACGCTGGCCCGTCCACCACCGCGTGACTCAGCAGTAGCCTTGCGCTCCCACTCGCGGCGTCCGGCTTGCACCATGGCCAAGTCGGCACGGGTTAGCTCGCGATCGCCCCAGCGGTATTTTTGGCCGCGAAGGATCGCCGACTCGGCGGCGAGGTAACTGGCAAGCATGTCGGAAGCTGTGGACATGCTCGCAAGCATCGCGGGCATCGTGTGCCATGTTTACCGGAAAGCTGGCACACTATTTTGGTTGGGATGGAACAAATTCATCGAGTCAAAAAACAGGGGACTTCAATGCGCGACTTCAACTCAGGTAACGGCGACATCCATGTGGGTCGTGATGTCACTATCTACGATGAATCACATAATGTGCATTACTCTCAATACACTAACGAAGTGCTGTTTAAAGAGCTTCCCTTTCGGAAGGGAAATTTCAAGATTGAGCAAAAAGAAAAGGTTGGCAAGCTTTTCAAAGTCACCATTGTAGGCGTGGTATTAATTCTTGGAGCTTGCGGCTGGGCCTATTTTCAAGGCAACGCTAATCTTCTCGTATTAGGCATCGGCGGTCTCGGCGCATTTACGAGCTTAACATCCATCAAATTCATGATCGAGCCAAACGAATTTCAACGCGCTGAGCAACAAGCGGTGAAAGACATCCTGTACGTTTTAAAGTCACGCCGCGCGATATAGAGACACCGCGATGATTAAACCGCTCCATCCGCCTGCAGTAAGTAGCTCATACCTGACTTAGCAGGCGGTAGTACGTCCGCCGACTGATAGCGAATCGCCGGCAAGAATTGGCACAACTCGGCACGACCCATCAAACTCTACGGTCGCGGCTCAACTGCCAAACGCAACCACTTTCAGGGCCTCGCAGAAGCTGCATTCTGCTAGACCCCTTCTAGGGAGCACGAACGATGGGACTCACGGTATTTTCAACAACTTTTGACGAGTTTTGCCGGGCATACTGTTTTACAAATTTGCCTAACCCGGGAGATCCAAGGCTCTTGGTACCAAAAATACTAGCCGAAAAATCGAAGCTATTTGAGCAGCTGATGTTGTTTGACAAAGTCGCTTTGAAGGTCTTCGGCGAGAATGCAATGGCGCCGCTATTCATTAACATTTTTGGGCTTAAAGCCTTTGAAGAACTTCTCGAGCAAAATGCCATCGGCTTCACTCTATGGACGCCCTTGGTGGCTCACCTCGTAGATGATAGACCTGGCGTTCATCCGTTAGTTTTTGGTACGCACTCTTCGCCAGCGCATAGCGATCCAGAACAGTCCGTCAAGCTTGGGCTAAAGATGATGCAACATCCTCTGCCTTGGGAGAAACGACGCAACTTGTCAAGAAAGTTGGTCAACGTCTACTCGATACCGTCACCTACTCTGTCTCGAGATGCGGTGGGTTTTACGAATTCCGCCTATCAATCAGGAAAGCTCTCAAAGCTAGCCATGGTCGAACCCGGCAGACCCTTTGAGGACATGGCTCAAGCGGATAGGGCAACCCTCAACAACTACGCGACGCACCTTCTTGAATATCGTTACCTCTTAGAAAGTCAGATGACGTCACTGACCAGTTACGATTTCTTCTCCCTGTTTCGCGATACGGCACAAAAGGTAAAGTCTGCGCAAACTGTTACGAGAAATTTTCAGGAACTTGCCAAGATCGAGAACGTGCCTGACATGCAGGTTCTTCAAAAGCAAACCAAAGAGCCTTTCCAAAGGCTTCCCGCATTGCGCAGCAGCAGAAGCGCGCTGAAGTTTCGGCACTGGATGGCTAAGGCCGCGATGTCAGAAAGCCAATCCATTTCGGATGCCTACTTGAGCGCGCTGGAGGAAGCTCAGGGATTTTTTCAGACTACTCCCGGGCGCTTTGTAAAAACCATAGCGGTGAGCGCGATCGGCCTTGCAGTGGGAAGTAAGGTTGGTGGTGCCGTAGGTGCTGCGGCTGGCGCAGCTGGGCTCACCATAATGAAACCGCTGATCGAGCCCTTGGCCGGTACGGGCTGGGACTTGCTCGATGAGTTTGTGTTAAATGGCATAACGAAGGGCTGGACGCCAAGAATGTTTTTTAATGACTTGCGTGAACTAAGCAAGCGAGACGCCTAGGATCTAGCGCGTCGCTTCTTCACAGCTGGCTCAGTAGCCTGTAGTACGTGCGCCGACTGATGGCGAAATCCTTAAGGATTTTCTTGATAGGTTGACCCGCCTTGCGTGCGGCGAGGATGTCGTCGACATTTCGCCGCATGTAGGGCTGCGGAATGTACAGCTCATCACCGCCGTACTGCTGCTGGAGGTAGCGCACCACCGGGGCGGCATATCGGATCGCCTCATCGAGCGCCAGACCTAGCGATTCCTGCAGCGCACATGCCAGCTCATCCTGCAGCGCTTCGGCAACATTGATCTGCTCATTCATCGGCGGTCCAACCAGTCGGAGGATGCAAAGGGGTTGTTAGTGCGTGGTGCTAGCCCATGTTCTGATCTGGCTGTCGTTTCACGTGGAACTGCGGACGTCTGGACGTCTATTTGCAGGCCCTTATCAGGCCCCTTTTTTTCTTCGCGTCCCACGGGTGCAGTGAATAGGTCATCAGTAGGCGGTTCCAGCTTGGCCTCTAGTGCGGCCCAGTCAGCCTCGCGTTTGACGTGGATGCGCACACTCGGGCTGAGCGCTGCAGCGTAGGCATAAACGAACGTATCCAGCGCTTCATTGCGGGCTCCTTGTTTCTTGAGCCAGCGCTTGGCGGTTAAGTCGAAACGTTCGGCCGTGAGCATGGTGTAGAACTCGTCGGGCAGATCGGCCGGAAAATGAATCAGGCGATTTTCTTCCTCGCGATCGGTATCACCGAGCAGCCGCTGCATGAGCGTGGTCTTGGCCGAATTGACACCGATGATCCACAGATTGACACCCCGGCGCTGGACGCGCCCGCTCTTGTCGACTTCCTGCTTGCTGGCGCGGCCGATGATGGGACGCGCGGCATCCTTGCTGCCCTTGATGGCCATGACACCCTGCGATTGCCTAGGGCGCACGGCGTTGTAGACCTCCTGCGTCCAGTTGCCCGAGTCGACGGCGACAGCGCTGATGTGCAGGGTGATGCCGGCCGC